AGCATGGGTTGCGCGCTAGAGCTGGCAAAACAAGAACGCGTCAAGAAGGATCGAGCAGCAAGCAGGGAAATGAAAAAACGGGTCCGGGACAAGGATCGAAGTTACTGGGTTAAGAAGGCTCAGGAGGTGTTTAACCAATGGATACGGCTTCGTGATGACAAACAGCCCTGTATTAGCTGCGGGACTTTTGGCCCATGCCAATTCCATGCTGGTCACTACAAGACCGTCGGTGGTCATCCTGAGCTACGATTTGAACCTTTAAACGTACACAAACAATGCGCGCAGTGTAATAATTACAAGTCTGGGGCAATTGACCAGTACCGACCACGCTTGATTTACCGAATCGGGGAAGATAACGTAAAATGGCTGGAGGGGCCTCACCCTCCGTCTAAGCTAACCATTGACGACCTCAAAGAGATCATCAAGGACTGCAAGGCCAAAATAAAAAAAGAGAGTGAACATGAAAGCAATTCCGAAAGCAGAGAAAGAAAAGAAGATTACTGAAGTCCTAGCGCACATGCGTAAAGGAAAAAGCCTAAGACAGTCAACGAAGAAAGCAAATATTGCCAAACAAACTTTTTTGGATTGGGTTGATAAAGATCCAGAATTATCCGGCCAATACGCGCAGGCGAGGGCAGATATGATTGATTGTTTAGCCGATGAAATAATTGAGATTGCAGATGAAAAGTTGACCCCGACAGGAGATGGTAAGGTTGACTCGGCCATGGTTCAGTGGCAGAAGTTGCGGATGGAGGCCCGTAAGTGGGCCCTAAGTAAGATGGCACCCAAAAAATACGGCAACAAGCTTGAGTTGAGCGGTGATGAACATGCTCCCGTTTCAATCCAGAGGATCGAGCGTGTCATCATTAAAGAATAAAATTCTTGAGATCCAGACGCCAGAGTGGGCGCTGCCTCTGTTTGAACCCTGCAGATACAAGGGAGCATTCGGGGGTCGAGGCTCAGGCAAGTCGCATATGTTCGCTGAGATGCTGATTGAAGAGCACATCATGAACCCGAATCAGTCATCGGTTTGCGTTCGTGAGATCCAAAAATCCCTGAACCAATCCGTTAAACGGCTGCTCGAACTGAAGATTGAGGAGCTGAACGCGGGTGAGTTCTTTGAGGTTCAAGACGCGGTCATTAAGTCTAGGCGCGGAACCGGGCGGATTATCTTTCAGGGTATGCAAAACCACACCGCAGACTCAATCAAATCGCTTGAGGGCTATGATCGGGCTTGGGTCGAAGAAGCGCAAAGCCTCAGCCAGCAGTCCCTAGATCTGCTCAGACCGACGATACGGAAGCCGGGGTCGGAACTTTGGTTTACCTGGAACCCCAGAAACGAGAACGATCCGGTCAACTGGCTGCTGCGTGGTGACAATCCACCGCCTCAATCCGTCGTTATTGAGGTCAACTTTCAAGACAACCCTTGGTTCCCCGATGTCCTGAAGGACGAGATGGAATACGACAAGCGCCGGGATCCAGACAAATTCCAGCACGTTTGGAAGGGTGCGTATCTGCAAAACAGCCAGTCCCGGGTGTTTAGGAATTGGTGCATTGAGGAGTTTGATGCACCAGATGAGGCGATCCACAGGCTTGGTGCAGACTGGGGATTCTCAGTTGACCCAACCGTATTGGTTCGATGCCATATCTCCGGCAGGAAGCTCTACGTTGATTATGAGGCGTATATGGTCGGGTGTGAGATTACTGACACGCCTGACCTGTTCATGCAGATCCCTGATAGCGAGAAGTGGCCCATCGTGGCTGACTCTGCGCGACCTGAAACGATTAGCCACATGCGGAAGAATGGGTTTCCAAAAATTATGAGCGCGATCAAGGGGCCGAAGTCTGTCGAAGAGGGCATTGAGTGGCTGAAGAGTTACGACATTGTGGTTCATCCACGCTGCGTTCACACCATCGACGAGCTGATGCTGTACAGCTACAAAACCGATCCAGCAACGAATCAGGTGCTTCCAATACTTGAGGACAAGAAAAATCATGTGATTGATGCGTTAAGATATGCTTGCGAGGGTGTCAGGCGCGCTAATCCAACTACTGCGGTCACAGACTTCGTGCCATTGCCAACCGCGAATCGGTGGTAGATAATGGCTTGACAAACGAGGAATTGTTATGGCTCGAATGACAAATGATCAGCGTCTGGCGAATGTTCACCAAGACGCACTACATGAGTTCGACAGAATACAAAGTGCTCTGCGCGACGAGCGTTTGCAATGTTTAGAGGATCGTCGGTTTTACTCGATCGCCGGCGCTCAATGGGAAGGCAATCTGCTAGACCAATTCGAGAACAAGCCCCGGCTAGAAGTAAACAAGATCGCCCTGTCGGTCATGCGAATTATCAACGAGTACCGAAACAATCGCGTCACCGTTGATTTTACATCGAAAGATGGAACTGCAAATGACAAGCTAGCAGATGTCTGCGATGGCCTGTATCGAGCGGACGAAAAAGATTCGATTGCGAATGAAGCCTATGACAACGCGTTCGAGGAGGCAGTCGGTGGCGGGTTTGGTGCGTGGCGGTTACGGGCTGACTACGAGGACCACGAAAACGACGAGGACGAACGGCAAAGAATTTTAATTGAGCCGATCTATGACGCCGACAGCAGCGTCTGGTTCGACCTAGACTCTAAGCGTCAGGACAAGGCAGACGCCAAAGTTTGTTTTGTTATTAGCTCGCTGACCTACGACAGCTACCTGTCCGAGTACGGCGATGACCCCGCAAGCTGGCCTAAGACGGTTCATCAGTATGAATTCGACTGGCTAACGCCTGACGTAGTTTACGTTGCGGAATACTACAGGGTAGAAGAGGTTAGCGAGACTGTTAGAATTTTTGAAACTCTGGATGGTTCTGAGGAAAGATACACGACCTACGACTTCAAGGAAGACGAGCAGCTTGAAGAAATGCTTGCCGCAGTCGGCACGAGGGAGATTCGCCAGAAGCGCGTGAAGAAGAAAAAGGTTCACAAGTACATCATGAGCGGCGCCAAGATCCTTGAGGATTGCGGATACATCGCTGGCAAGTGCATTCCGATTATCCCAGTCTTTGGCAAGCGTTGGTTCGTTGACAACATTGAGCGATGCATGGGCCATGTTAGGCTCGCCAAGGACGCGCAACGGCTGAAGAATATGCAGTTGTCAAAGCTGGCTGAGATTTCGGCGCTGAGCACTGTTGAGAAGCCAATTCTATTACCAGAACAGGTTGCCGGTCATCAAGTGATGTGGTCTGAAGATAACTTGAAAGACTACCCGTATCTGCTGGTTAATCCGATTTCAGATGCGAACGGCAATCAAGCAATCTCGGGTCCGGTTGGATACACAAAGCCGCCACAGATTCCCCCGGCAATGGCAGCTCTGTTGCAAATTACAGAGACAGACATGATGCAGATCATGGGAAACCAGACTGGTGGCGAGGAGATTGCTTCAAACATATCTGGAAAGGCTGTAGAGCTGATCCAGACGCGTTTAGACATGCAGACGTTTATTTATATGTCCAACTTTTCCAAGGCTATGAGGCGCTGTGGTGAGGTCTGGCTGAGCATGGCAAAGGATGTCTACGTCGAAGAAGAACGTAAGATGAAGATCATCGATGTTACGGAGACGGTTGATAGTGTGACCTTGATGACCCCAGCGATTAGCGAGATGGGCGAGATTATCACTGAGAATGATCTGTCGAAGGCCACGTTTGATGTGGACGTTGAGGTTGGTCCCAGCTCAAGCACGAAGAAGCAGGCAACCGTTCGAGCGTTGACCGGGATGATGCAGATTACTGCTGACCCAGAAATGCAAAGTGTTCTCGGCTCTATGGCAATGATGAACATGGAGGGCGAAGGTATTAGCGAGGTTCGTGACTTCTTCCGTCAGAAGCTGATCAGAATGGGGGTTGTACAGCCCACAGAGGCAGAGGCAGAGGAAATGATGGCTGCGATGCAGAATCAGCCGCCTGATCCGAACGCGGTGTTCTTACAGGCTGCGGCTGAAGAGGCCACGGCTAAGGCTGCTAAGGCCCGGGCGGATGTTGTCAAGACTATCGCAGATGCTGAGTTGCAGCAGGCCAGAGTGCTAGAAACCGGCGCAAGCACTGAGCTTGAGCAGGCGCGAAC